GATAGCAAAACAAGCCGATTATTTTATCGCTTTGCACTATCAGTCCGAAGGGCAAGCATTCCCGGGCTTGTTAGAGCGCGTTTTTTTCGTGAATAAAATGCGTGAACGGGTAGAGCAAAATTTCAACATGTTTGAACTTCCCGAAATTCGTAAAACTTGCCAAGAAGCACTTTACAAACAATAGCACTTAAAATTCATGAAGAAGTGAGGGCGCGAACGCCCCCACCTTAATTGCTTAGGCTTGGACCAAATGCTTGATCGCGGCGGTATCAGCCAACACACCATCAAATCTAATGTAACCAAGAATTCCGAAGTCAGGCGCGAAACGCTCACGTGCAACGTAGATGGCCGGTTGACCAACCTTGCGCACGTAATACTGAGACATATCGCCAAACAAGATGGACTTTTTCGCAGTCGCGATTGAATCCATGTCTTGGTTAATCACCACGTTATAGCCCAGCAAGTTTTGAGGAACCCCAGCTTGGTAATTCCCCATTTGCCACAGGTAATTTCCATCACCGTCCTTCAGCTTACGAATGGCCGCCAGCGTAGAGTCATTCATCATGAAGGCTGAGTTTCCGACGCGATATGCCGGGTCTACGCTATGAACCAAATCAATGATTTCATCCGCAGTGACGGCAGTTGCGCTTGCAGCGGTAACACCAGCAGCAGAGTTGGTCACAATGCCCTCAACATCTGACGATCCAGAGCCCGTTGTCAGCTTTGAATTAGCAATGCGCGCCATACGCTGGCCCAACAAACGCCCAAGGAAAGACTCCATGTTCAAAACGCTGTCAGTGTTTAGCTCAGCAGACCATCTCACCCACTCTGTATTGAACGCGAACGCTCCCAGAGATTTTTGGCCAAATACCGCGTCTTTACCGCCATCATCTGTCGGCTGCGTGCCTTCAGTATGGGCCTCTGCGGTCTTGGTGGTGTCATCGTTCGTTGGAATGTTGAACGTATTACCAGTCGTATCGTTGATGACGCTAAATAGTTCAGACGAATACATGGGGCCATGCGCCTTCATCGACTCTACGATAAAGTTTGCAAGCGTAACCGGAACGGTAAACCCACCGCTTGCGTTGGTGCCGCCAACTTGTACGCGATATTCTTTTAAAACATTGCGCACCTCTTGGTCGACATAAGCATCACCACCGTTGGCAACCATTTCTGCAAAGGCAGTCCGGTAGTCCATAGTAAGGCCGTTATCGACGGCTGGAGCAGAACGCCCCTCAACCACTGGCACTTTTGAAGTGTCTGGCTCTTGGATTGCCGCCATTGCTTTAGCAGCACGATCTTCGCGCTCAACTCTTGCCTGTAGCTTGTCGTGATCAGCCATCATGGCATCAAACTCACGTTCGATCTCAGCAGCGCGCTCATCAGGGGTTTCGTTTGTCACTTCAGACAATTTTGAACGGGCCTCGGTGGCGATGTTCGCCATCTGCTCCCGCAATTCTTTTACTTCAGCCATTTCGGGCCTCCTTCGTTGGGAATTGGACGTCATCTCGACGTTCAGTGAGCTGGCCAAAGGCTCGGATGAGGCCGACAAACCGCGAGAGCGGTTATCCTTGCAAGCGTTCCTTCATCCGCAGTCTGCGCGGTGCTTGCGTTATTCTTTGTGATTTCCGGAAATCTTCGAGTGATCTGAGCCCGATTTCGGTGCCACGGGTCGGAACGAAGGCAAAGCTCATCTTATCCAAATCGCCCCGGCGCATTTTAGGGACAATCGCGCGTACATCTGGATCAGTCATGTCCAATGAGGCGCGCATTTTTAGCCCACGTTCATCCTCTGACAGCTCCAAAGTGCCGGATCTGGTGCGCGCAAGCGGTAAACCCTCGTGGTTGATCAAAAACACAACGTCATCACGAGTCACAGCATCAGTAAACGCACCCGGTGCAATGCGCTCCAAGAATTGCCCGCCGATATTAGTGTCTTCGTTAAAAACGCTGGCGTAACCTTCAACAACTGCCACGCCATCATCTTCGGCTCGCACTTCAAACGAAGTGGAGACCCGGCTTTCACGGTTTTCCATTTGGTTATCCTTTAGTTTTGTCTTGAGACATTTGCTACAGCGCGATAGCGTTGGGCTGTTGGGAGACCGCTATGCGTTGGTTTGTTTTATGCTTGTTAATGTTGCCAAATCTGGCTTTTTCAAAGGCAAATACTGTCGACGAGGCTATTGCTGTCTTTGCTAAGGTTTTTGACTGCGCAATGATGATTGACCACTTAAAAGATCCAGAAATTTTTGATTTAAGTCCAGTTCAAGATTGGCGGTTAATTTTAAACGATAAAGCAAATAAAAATTTATTTCCGGACGAAAAACTAAATTTGTTAAAAGCAAAAATTGAAGATTATTTTAGAGTGTCTTTTGGCGTTACTGATTATGGAGCAAGAGTAAAAAAGATATTGAGTAATGCAAACCAATACGAGCAGGTGATAATAGATAACAAGACCGAAGCAATGATGGGTGCTGCTTTTGATAAAATGGACCAAATTATATCAGCTGATCAATTTGCTGTTTATTTTAAAGAATGCACAGATCGCATAAATAACCTTAATTAACCTCCTCAACATTAGGCTGGCTTCCAATTGGCACGGTTGCCCCTTGGATAAGTAAATCATCACCATTATCGCGCGGCGCTAACTCTTCATGCTGCCGCACCTCGTTCGGCGTCTTGATACCGTTTTGAACGGCGGTTGCGTGCGCTTCCATTCGTGTTTTCAGATCGCCGCGCAGCAAGCTATCAACATTAAATCGAACATGCAGATCGCTTGTTCTGCCAAAAAGCTTTAAATTCAGCTCCTGTTCGGTTTGCTCAATCCAGCGGCGCAGCGTGTGCTTTACCAGCAAAATGTCCTGCTGCTCGGTATTGCTAAAAGTGCCAGTTGAGAGATCCTGCAAAAACACAGGCGGCAGCGAATAAATACGCGCGATCTGCTCAACGCAAAACTTCTGCAGCTCAATCAATTGCATTTCATCGGGACTAAACCCGACAGATTTTAACTCATGCCCAGCAGGCAATGCCATTACTGGCCGCCCTTCCCTAGCAAGCCGCGCTGTGGCCTGCGCTACATCATCTGACGCGCGCTGCGCAGCCGCTCCGCTTTGAAATGGCCCTTGTAAGACCGCCGGAGGAATACCCCCAGCTTGAAATGCTTTTGCACCGTAGCGCGTGGCCGCAATAGCCATCCCGATAACGTCCTTATGGTGCATAATAGGACCGCGTATATCGATCTGATTGTGCTTTAGCATAAAGGTGAGATCAATTACCTCGCTGGCGTCATATGTTTGGCTTCGCGCGCGGTATCCCCGCCCAGAAAAGCCGCCGTTGTTAGTCTCAAAGACATGCAGATTGGCGGTATCTAGCGGCACCAAATCGGTCACAACGCCCACTGTATTGCGCACAATTAGCGTAACTGAGCGCCCGCCTGTTAGCACCTGCTCAAAAATATACTTGCGCCAAGCAAACGAGCTGAGCGTTGGGTTAACTGCACGATCTAACCACGCTGCAACGCCGCTTCTGATGCGCTCATGCCCGGTATCTGTGGTGCGATATACTTCAAGCGGCATTGATGCCAACGTGCCAGAGATAAAGTTGACTGCTGCCCAAACCGCTGGCACGCCAAGCGCATTATCTACGTTGACCGTTACCCCGGCAGAAGATGAAAACTCACCCCACCCCATGATGTGCAGAAAGTCATCTGCAGAGACAGGCGCATTTGGGTTTTCAAGCGCACGCTCTTCTGTCTTTAAGAATCTTTGAAAGACGCCCATAATGCCAATGCCTCGATAGTTTTAAGAGAAAAAATGTCTGAAAAAGTATGGTTATCCGACATTGAAGTTGGAAAGAGATTTGGCACCACACGTCAGTGGGTTTGGACTCAAGCCCGAGTTAACCCAAAATTTCCAAAACCTGTAAAAATGACGCATCGCTGGACGCGCTGGAATGTTGCGGAAATCGAAAAGTTTGAAAAGCACCTCTTGTCGAAACGTGATCTTACACAAGCCTAAACCGCCATCTTAAACTCAGGATCATCCCACGGGCTGGTCGGCAAAAACATTTCTTCGGCTGACATGCATCCAAGCGCCATAGCTAAAGCCACAAGGCCGTCAATTTTGCTGTAGCTTTTGGCTTTGTGCAGCTTTCGGTTTCCAGCCGGATCGCTTTGCACCACAGCGCCAGCCGCGTTCATATTTAAGATCGGATTGCTACCGTGGCGCAATTTGCGCTCAGCTACATATTGCTCCAATCGATCAACTGCCGGAGCCATATCTTTAAACCCCTGCCCAAACGGCTGCATCGGTATTTGCGCGCCAATATTGTCTAGCTCGCGCTTAAAATCGGATATCCTCCAGCGGTCATATGCCAGCAGTTGCAAATCATATTCTTCAGCCGCCTCAGCAACCGCCATTGCTATAATCTCCGGCTGAATAACAGGCCCGCTGATGGTGGTTAAATAACCTTGGTCAGCCCATGTATCCCAAGGAATTTTCTCGCTTTGCGCCTTGTCTCTGAGCCCGTCCTGGGGCAGCCAAAACCGCGGTACAACATTGAAATGTCCATCCTTTGGAAACACCAAGACAAGCGCAGTCAAATCCCGGCTTGCCGAAAGGTCGAGACCGGCAAAACAAATATCACCGACCTCGACCTTTGGAGGAACATCGTTAGCCTCCCACTCCGCACGCGACAGAAATGGAGACTGAGCCTCAATCCGTTGATTAAGAAATAACCAGCGGAAGGAGTTTGCTTTTGCCGGAAGCCTATCGGCCTGTTCAGCAAAATCTTCTATGTCCTTTAATGATCTAAATTTACCCAGTGCAGGGTTCGCTACTTTCCACGCTTTTCGGTCCAATACCGTGCAATCTTTCGGAGCCGTGTAAAGATGCGAAACAATCCTCTTATCCTGCGCAGCGGCTGCATCATCGAGCCATATAGAAAAGAGATCCCCATCCGTGGCAGCTTGCGTAGAAATTGCGATAAGTAACGGTTCATCGTGAGCGCCTTGCGCGGTTTCAATTGCTTCTATGAACGGATCGTGAGGACCACGTACTTGCCCGACTTCGTCTAAGATGGCTAGAACCGGTGAAAGGCCGTGCGCAGTCCCCGATTCCGCAGATATTGCCCTATATTCTACGTTGCAAACCAAACCGATCAACATTTTTTGGCTTGGCACAATACGAATAATTTTTGATAGATCCGGCGACAACCTGACCATTTTTTCAGCAAGTTTAAAAACCAACGCCGCTTGATCGCGCGACCTAGCACCAGAAATAATCTGGCTGTTTTGCTTTGCTTCTGGCCCGACCAGGTGGGCTAAAAGTATCGCCGCAATTAAAGCCGACTTACCGTTTTTTCGCGCCACTGAAAGATAAGCCCGGCTGCTGCCTTGCGGATTGTCATAAACCGCCAAGACAAACTTGCGCTGAAAAGGCATCAACTTCATCGGCTGGCCAACATGCGCGCCCTCTGGGATCAGGACATAGCGTTCAATAAAGGCACAAATCTTCTCGCCGCGCGTCATTAGTCCCACCGATTGAACAAGCGACGCAAGAAATAACTGCGCAACATGCTGATCACGGTAAATACCCACCCAATGGCAAAGCTATCGCCAATTGTAACCGCGTAGCCGAAGGCGGGCAGCACCAACAAGTTAGCTCCAACTGCGACTAAAAACCCAACAGTGACGTTGGTGACGGCCTCAAGCGCGCTTCTTTTTATTGTCTGCATTGGTCAATTCAAAATATGTCTTGCCGCTTTCGACATGAATAGCCTGTTGCCCGGTGTAATCTTGCCAGCGGTTAATGATCACATCGCAATAAACTGGGTCTAACTCCATCATCCGCGCGCGCCGTCCGTGTTTTTCGCAGGCGATAGCTATGGTGCCGGAACCAGCAAAACTATCCAGCACAAGATCATCGCCCTTTGTGTTGTTCAGCATTTGATATTCAAACAGCTCCACTGGCTTCATCGTCGGATGCTCTGCATTCCGGTTTGGACGATCAAAGTTCAAGATTGTGGTCTGCTTGCGATCCGCGGCCCACAGATGCGCAGCGCCATCTTTCCAGCCATAAAGGCAAGGCTCGTGTTGCCAGTGGTAATCTTGGCGACCCATAACCATCGATTGTTTTTTCCATATCAAACACTGCCGGATCGTCCAGCCAATATCGTGCGCCGCCCCTCGAAAGTTGTAGCCTTCGCTATCAGCGTGCCAGATGTAATAAACGGACCCAGCTTTCATGACTGCATCCGCAGCGGTATAGCTATCCGCTAAGAATTGACGAAAATCCGTGTCGCTCATTTCATCGTTTTTTATAACCAAGGCGTCCGCGGTTTTGCCTTCATAAGCTACGTTATAGGGCGGGTCCGTTAGCCACATATCTACAAGCTGATTTTCGCAAAGCTGCTCTAGTTGATCTATGTTGGTCGCATCGCCGCACATCAAACGGTGCTTGCCCAAGGTCCAGACATCGCCGGGCACCGTAGCAGGGTCGTCTTTTGCCTCTGGCACCTCATCGTCATCGGTAAGCCCCTCACCCGCTTTGTGCAGCAAGCTAACCAGCTCGTCTTGGCTGAAGCCCATCAGTTCACCAAAGTCACCAGCTAAATCTTCCAGCTCAACTTTTAACGCGTCGATGTCCCAATCAGCATTCAGAGCAAGTTTGTTATCAGCAATCACCAGCGCCCGGCGCTTTCGATCATCAAGACCAGTAACTACGATGGCAGGAACAGTATCCATCTTGAGTTTTCTGGCAGCCAATACGCGCCCGTGCCCAGCGATCAAGTTGTTGTGGTTATCAATCAAGACCGGATTGGTAAATCCAAACTCACGGATTGATGCAGCAAGCTGAGCAACCTGTTCATCGCTATGGGTGCGACTATTTAATGCGTATGGGATCAAATCCTCAACGCTAATGATTTTATGTTGATAAAACGACATATTCGCCCTTTAATAAAACTGCCTTAAAGTTTCAGTTTGAGTTGAGAAAAATGAAAAATTTAAAAAACACATGCCTATGCTTTATCTTTGCCTTCAGCGGAGCTGCCCAAGCACAACAAATCATTATGCAGCAAATCACAAACCTGGACATACAATTACGCTGCTTGCATTGCCCGGCAGCGAAGAAAGAGCAAAGCAAGATTTAGGGAAAGAGATAGAAAATATTAGGACGGTTCTGTCTAAAAACGATTTTTTTGAAAAGGACAACGACTTTGAAAACGGTGGCAAATTCGTAAAAGACAAAGTTAAAAATGAAATTGAAAAAAAGAAAATTTTGGACGACTTTGAACTCACCACAGAACAGCTTGAACGTTGTATTGCGGACGCTAAAGCAATTTTAAAAGAAGAATACGTGCCGTGGTTTAAATACGCCACAGATTAATAAATGGGTCAGTGCGCTGGCATTGCGATCAAACCCTCAACCCCAATATCATGCAGCAAGCCGCGCGCCTGCGTTTCGTTCTTAGCCGTTCCGTTAATAGTGCGCGGATCGCTGGAAAGCTGGTTTAAAGACATGCTGCGGATCACGGCAAGCTGACGGCGCTCTAAATTATCCACCACAGCAAGCAACGGGTTTGGAATAAGCGTACCCCGTTTATTTGAAATCAAAACGCCAGAGCGGTCCAACGTGGATTGGTGCTCGCGGATATCCGCTTCCATGCGCACGACCTTTGCCAGCAATATTAAATCCAAGTCTCGCCAATCCTCGCGTGCGCGCGCGCGGGTGAATTGGTTCCAAATCGTATGCTCATCCTCTGATCGCAGGGCTATACCCTCCGGCAGTGGCACACTTTCAATAGCACCGGCGAAACCTGTCACGGCTGCGGTAGCGCTGTTCTTGTCAGATCGTTTTTTCAATGGTTTTTTCCGTAAACGCGATAACGCTCGACTGGGGGCGCTGGTTTCCAATAGCTAGATTTTAGCTTTTGACCCACCCCCATCTGTTTAGTAAGCTGATGCTATCGAAAAGAGACATCTGATGAGCAACGCTAAATTTTTAATCTTAATAATCGTATTGATTGGCGTTGGTTTTGGTGTGGTTTATGGTCCGCGCTTTTTAGATCAACAACAGGCTGACAGAGACTCATCAACTACCTGCCTAATGTATCGCTCAATGCTTAAGTTTGCAGTTGATTACGCAGAAATGGACGCCAAAACGCAAGCAGCAGACGCCTATGGCAAGGCAATGGATTACTTAGAGGAAGGCAAGTGTACAAAAATACACTGAATTAGTTATTCATTGCGCTCGGATGTTTTGGGTCGCTAGGCCACCCATCGGCTCCGATTGTCGTGTCATACCCCAACGCCTCCTCCGATTGGATCGCACCTGAATGGCACCGCCAACAAACAGCTTCTAGATTTGAGACGTCATAGAATAGTGTCTCATCTCCACGGTGCGGCTCTTTGTGGTGAACGACGGCGCTGCGTGGATCAGATCTGCCATTAGTTAACGTCACGCCGCATCTTTGGCAGCGATAGCCATCTCTAGTCAGGATCGTCCCACGCAGCTGCTTCCAGCGTTTGGTGAAGTACAGCTTACGATATTCTGCTGCTGATGAACTGCGTTTTATTTCGCTCATATAAAAGTGACCCGCCAAATTGGCGGGCCATGAGAGAGCAGAAAGGGAGAAGGTAGGGATTTAGCTAAGAGCCATCTCAAATGACACCACGCCATTCTACTAAGAATCTATGTTTCAGCTGACAGTCGGTCAACACCAAATGACGGGGTTTTTGCAATTTTTACGCAAAATATGCCTAATATTTACATATATTGCGTAAATATACTGTGTGACCCCTAGATTTTGCGTAAATTTATACGTAAAAGAATGAGAGAATCGTTTTTAACCTCTGGAGAGATAAGATGACACAATTCTACTACATGACCGCTGGGCAATCTGGGATGTACGGCAATGCTGTGATTAGCAGCGAAGATCACCACAGCCTGGCGATGGCCAAAAAGCATGGGCTTACGCGGGCAAATAAATGCGGCGCCAATGTGCGCTATGTTGCTCCGGCTAACCGCTTCAATAACTTTCTAGCAGATCTTGGTTAGGCTGTATTGGTGCGCAGCTCTGATTGAGCTGCCATCCCATAGAGCTTCCCAAACATAAGGAGAGATCGCGTGAAAATTGACACGGGTTACGACGAATTGCAGTTAGAAATAATTGACGGCAAGGACGATGGAAACAGGACACAAACCACCA